TCAATACTCTGGAAGCTTGGAGATTTAACCGAGCTGAAGACGATGAGGTTTCCTACGAAAGTAAGGAAGCAGATGACATCCCTTTTTAATACGAGGGTTTAATAGTTAGTATAAGCGCCCAGCAATGGGCGCTTTTTATTTAAAAAAAATGTTATCTTTATAATCGTAATGTGAATAATTATCATTTTTATGACGATTTAAAAGCCCTCCTCCACGAGGGCTTTTTTTATGCCTAAAAATATTTATGAAAAAAAAGGTGGGATTTATGGGATTTATGGGATTAAAAAAATAATCATTACTTTTGATTAGATTCTAAACAATGGAGTGGATTGTAAAAGTTCAAGCAAGGCAAGATGATTTTATCCAAATCATTCACGACTTAGGCGAGCATTTTTACGCTGAAGATATTGTTCAAGAGTTCTATATCAAGCTAATGAAATACGGAAAGGAAGAGAAAGTATTAAAAGATGGCGAGCCTAATATGGGATACCTTTACACGATTCTAAAAAATTTATTCTTAAATTATCAACAAGAAAAACAAAAGGTGCGCAAAATAGACATAGACGATAATCCGATTGCTGTAGAATACGATTACTACCAGCCAAACGACAGCGAGAAGTTAGAAGCTGCAATTATTAAGGAAATGAATACTTGGCAATATTTTGATAATGGAGTCTTCAGAGTTTATACAGGCATCCAAGATAAGCACCGAGAGGATGCAATCAGCATGAGAGCAATTGCCGAAGGTTCTAAGATTAGCACAAAGACGATATTCTATACTTTGAAAAGATGTAAAGCCAAGATACGAGAGAAACTACAAGACGAATACCGATACTTTGTAAAGCAAAAAAACAAAAAGTAAGCATGAAAGTTAAAATGGAAAAGGGCAGAAAGTGGCTGTACTTCAACACGATTGCAATTGGCAAAAAAGATGAGGCATACTACCCAAAGGAAAGCGATATGCTATCAAGCCCTTTCTACCATTACACGAACCTAAGTAAATCAGAACAAAAAATATATAATAAACTAAATAACCATGAGTATAGAAAATCAAATATTTAATCACTACAGAGAGCAACAAGCAAAGATTGAGGAGAGTATTAAACTGCTGGAAGAACACGGATACATAGTCCATAAGCAAGAGGACAAACCAACATATCGAACCAAGTACATCAAGCAAGAGATACGCAGATTAAAGAGCAAGCTTGTAGGCAACCTAAAAGCGGATACACAAACGCAAAAGGAAATAGACGTAATGGAATCGCTTTTATGTATTTAAACGCATAACATGAAACCTGAATACATAGTAAAGCGTATCTTCAATATTTTCAAGTATAAAATAATCATATTCAAAAAAATAGGAAATGAGTAAAACAACAAAAAAACGGAAGCCAAGAAAGCAACCTAAAAAAGGAGTCGGAGATATAGTTGAGGAGGTATTGGAAAAAACAGGAGCTGCAAAGGTCGCAAAGTTTATTTTAGGCGAGGACTGCGGATGCGATGAGCGTAAGGAGAAGCTAAACGAACTATTCAGAAACACGAAGCAACCTGATTGCCTACTGGAAGACGAATACAAATGGCTAAAGGAATGGTTTGCAAAAGCATCCACAACCTACCGCCCAAGTGAAAGAGACCAAATGATAAAAATATACAGCCGTATTTTTAGAGTAAAAACAAACGCAACAAACTGCGCGAGTTGTCTAAGGGAAATACATAACAAGATGAAGACGGTTTTCGAAACTTACGAAGACTAAACACCAAAATAAAGTTTAAACGTCTACAGCACAAATACAGCACCTTATGAGCAAAGAACATATCAAGGAACACGAATTCAAAAAAGGGCAAAGCGGAAACCCAAAGGGTTATTTTGGTATATTTATAATATGAAATCAGGAATTTATAAGATTAGTTTTGATAAAGGTCGATTGTTTTATATTGGTAGTGCCGTTGATTTAAAAAAAAGAAAAAACAACCACTTATCCGATTTAAACAAAAAAAAACATTGTAATAGACATCTACAAAATGTATATAATAAGCATGGGATGTTTGACTTTGAAATTCTAGAAAATTGTAATAAAGATTATTTAATAAAAAGAGAGCAGCATTACCTTGATACAATGAAGCCAAACTTAAATATTTTGAAAGTTGCTTTTTCATCAATCGGGTATAAACACAAAAAAGAAACAATTGACTTGATAAAAGAACAATCAAGAAAAAAAGCAAAATGCAGTGATTGGAGGAAAAAGGTATCAAAAGGTTGGTTTAAAAAAGGTAATAAACCTGTACCTCAAACCAAAGAAACAATAGAAAAAAGGGTAAAAAAATTTACAGGGTACAAACACACGGAAGAAGCAAGAGAAAAAATGTCAAAAAAAGCAAAAGCACGTGATTATTCAAAAATAGATATCAGTAAATTTATTCAAAGTGGTATTGATGCTTCAAAAAAGCCAGTAAAACAAATTAAAGAAAACGGAGATGTCGTTAATTTTAATAGTATGACTGATGCTCTAAAACAATTTAAGACGAAACAATCAAGACATTTAAAAAATGCCATAGCAACAAGCAAAACTTACAAAAAAAGCAAGTGGTTTTTTATTGAAAAAACGTGAAAAAAACGTGAAAAAAATAAGATTATGGCAAGAGAAGATAATTTAAAGAAGTTTACCTCCGAGTATCAGCCCAAAAATAATGGGAGACCAAAGGGAAGTAAAAACAGAAGCACAATAGCAAAGAAATGGCTATCCGTTGAGCAGAATTTAAAGAACCCTCTAACAAGCGAATTAGAAGACATGAGCCAAGAGGACTTAATGACTTTGGCTCTAATCAAAAAAGCAAGGGAAGGAGACACCCAAGCCTATCAAAAATTGATGGACTCAGCTTACGGTGCGCCATTGCAACAAATCGAACAAACAAATATAGAGCAACCTTTATTCCCTGATGTTACAGAGGACGACAGCGATAAATAAAATACTCGCTCTCAAAAGGCGAATCAAAATAATTCAGGGAGGCACATCTGCTGGCAAAACGTTCGGGATAATCCCCGTAATCATAGATAAGTGCGCAAAGCAAAAAGGCCTAGAGGTTAGCGTTGTTGCCGAGAGCATTCCCCACCTAAGGCGCGGGGCGCTTCGCGATTTCTTGAAAATTATGAAATGGACAAATAGATTCCAAGAGGATAGATTTAACAAGAGCCATTTAAAATACGAATTTGCAAACGGAAGCTTTATAGAATTTTTCAGCGCAGACGATGCAAGTAAACTCAGAGGAGCGAGGAGAGATATTCTTTACATTAACGAATGCAACAATGTAACCTTTGAGGCTTACAATGAACTCTCCATTAGAACAAAGTGGTGTGTCTATCTCGATTTTAACCCAGCCAATGAGTTTTGGGTTCATAGAGAACTGAAAGACGAATCCGATGCCGATTTCATAATATTGACATACAAGGACAATCAGGCACTTGACGAGGGTATTGTGCAACAAATAGAAAAGAATCGCTTAAAAGCAAAAACAAGCGCATACTGGCGCAACTGGTGGACGGTTTACGGAGAGGGCAAGGTCGGACAATTACAAGGAGCAGTATTCACGAACTACAAGACGATTGACAAAATTCCTGAAGAGGCAAGATTGATAGGCATCGGGCTTGATTTTGGGTACTCAGCAGACCCTACGGCAATCATTGCGGTTTACAAATATAATGACCAAAGAATCCTTGACGAGATGACTTATCAAACAGGATTGCTTAATAGCGACATTTCTAAAATCCTACCGAAAGACGTTCCAGTATATGCGGATTCTGCCGAGCCTAAATCAATCGCAGATATACAACGCTACGGAATCACGATAAAAGGAGTAACGAAAGGCAAGGATTCAGTTAATTACGGAATTGATGTAATGCAGAGACAAGATTATTTAGTAACCTCTCAAAGCACAAACCTAATCAAAGAGCTGCGCAGCTATTGCTGGGATAAGGATAAAACAGGTAAGCAACTTAATAAACCTATTGACAAATTCAATCACGCTTTGGATGCGGTTCGCTACCATGAGATGGAAACAATAGGCTTAAATAAAAACTTTGGAGAGTATTCTATTCTTTAGGGTATACAAATTAAAAATAAAAAGGTTATAGGGTTATGAAAGTAGATTTATTACTACCAAGTTCATTGAGCGAGATACCACTTTCAAGGTATCAAAAATTCGTAAAGACGAAAGAGGCTTCCAATGATGAGGAGTTTATTGCTCAAAAGATGATACAAATATTCTGCGGCATAGATTTATCCGAGGTAGGCAAAATCAAAATGAAGGATTTAAACGAATTGATAACGCATTTTACGAAGGTGTTTAGCGAAAAGCCAAAACTTGTAAGGCATTTCAAAATAAAGAATATTGAGTTCGGCTTTATACCTAAACTTGACGAAATAACTTTCGGGGAATACGTCGATTTAGAAAACCATTTGCAGAATTGGGAAACCTACCATAAGGCTATGGCTGTAATGTACAGGCCAATAAAAGAAAAGCAAAAAGATAAGTATTCGATTGTAGATTATGAGCCTAATGAAGACATGCAAGAATTGATGAGGTTTGCTCCTTTGGATGTAGCAATAAGCGCCTCGCTTTTTTTTTGGACTTTAGGAAGCGAATTACTAAATCTTACTCTCAGTTATTTACAGAAAGAACTGAAGACGATGACCAATTTCAGCAATATAGCGAAAGGTATTTATTTGGACAACAATGGGGATGGTATTCAAGCATCTATGCTCTCGCTAAAGGAGATGTTACCAAGTTTGACGAAGTTACAGGATACAGACTTACTAAATGTCTCACCTATCTCACGTTCGAAAAACAAAAAAACGAAATCGAAGCAAACGAACTTAAACAACAAATGAGAAGATGAAATGGAGTCATAAATTTAAAGGCAAAGACTATCTTATAAATGATAATTTGTTGAATCCGACAAGAATGAAACTTTGGGGAATGTATTTAAAACAAAAACATAAGCACAAAAGCTTTGAGCAATTTTGCAGATTATTTTTAATAAAACGATAATGAATTATTTTGACATTATAGACAAACTAAAAACGCACTTTGAGAATGACCCAATAATCAACACGGTAACTCAGGGCGACATCTTTGAGGTTGACTTGGCGAAACAAACCATTTTCCCACTTGTGCATTTGATTGTCAATACGGCAACATTTGAGGGGAATGTCATTAGGTTTAATATTTCCATCCTTGCCATGGATATTACGGATATATCAAAAGACGAAAGCCCAAATAAATTCGATGGAAACGACAATGAGCTGTGGGTATTAAATACAATGCTTGCAGTTCAGAACAGATGCTACGAACTTTTAAGGAGAGGCGATTTATATAGCGATAAATTCCAAGTAGATGGAAACGTAACTTGTGAGCCTTTTACTGAGCGCTTTGAAAACAAGCTCGGCGGTTTCACAATGACATGCGACATATTAATTCCTAACGACATGACAATCTGCTAATGGCTGAATTTGAATCCATACAAGAATTGTTAAATGACTTTCGAGATAATGTTATCCGAGAGGCAAAGAAAAATCTTGCTAATGGATTAAATAGAAAGCACCCAATAGATGCATCAGGCAAACTAAAAAACAGCCTTAAATCAACCGTCAAGGAATCAAAGAACTCAGTTCAGATTAGTTTTGAGATGGAAGAATACGGTTTCTATCAGGATAGAGGTGTAAAAGGCAAAAAAAGTGGTAAGAGTTTAGATGGCTACAAATACACAGACAAGATGCCTCCGCCTAAAGCATTTGATAAATGGGTAATTCGTAAAGGCATAGCTCCAAGAAACAACAAGGGGCAATTTAAGGGAAGAAGCATAAGTTCGGTAGGTTTTAGAAAATCAATTACTTTTTTGATTGCTCGCAGCATTTATTCAAAAGGAATAAAGCCCTCGCTATTTTTTACAAAGCCGTTTGAGAAGTTCTTTAAAAGGTTGCCTGATGAGCTTGTAGATAAATACGGTTTAGAAGTTGAAAACCTATTTGACCAAATAACAAAAGAAAATTTTAAAAGATTAAGCAAATGAGCGTTAAATTAGCAAGGTCGCCATACATTGTAGAGATTGACGAAACCAATCAAACAGAAACAAAGGTAAAATTGTACCTATGGAACACAGGAAGTCAACCAGCATCGCCTCAATATACTTTGAGCAAAAAAATACCTTCCTCAAATATTACGGCTACTTATTACAACATCGCGCCATACGTTAGAGAATACTTTACTTTTGGCGCTTACGATTACGATACGGCAAACTTTTTTGATACAGCGACAAGCACAAACTTTGTTGTCAATTATCATATAGAAAAATTCAAAACGGTTGGTGGTACTGAATCGTCTGTTGGAACGGAAACAGGGCAATTCGTAAATGGATACTCCGAATATATGGAAGGGCAGAATAGAGCGCATGAGAACGTATTGCTTGACCAAGGCACATACCTATACCATTATGATAGTTCATTCAGTACAACGCAAAGAAATGCGCTTGCTGGTTCTTTTGATGCCGAGGTAGCGGTAGGCGAAAAAATAAGATACACAAATCTAAGCACAGGAGCGACTCACGAAATTACAATAAGTGTTGCTGGAGTTAAGGTATTCGGTAGGGTATATACAGGCAACCTTGCTCACGGTAACAAAGTAGAAATGATTAACACAAGCTCTAACGTGGTTTGGACTGCAACCTTTAAGCCTGAATGTGAGCCTAAATATAGTCCGATAGTGGTTGACTTTGTAAATAAATACGGTTCATGGTCAAGAATGTTCTTCTTTAAAGTAAACCAAAAAACAACAACGGTAAAAAGCAACGAGTACAAAAATAATCCGCAGTCTTTGCCATATAGCGCAACAGGCGATGGCGGTCAGATTAGGCAATTCAATAGAACAGGTAACGAATCAATTAAATTAAACAGCGGATTTGTCAACGATGGTTACGCTGAGTACATTCAACAATTGATGTTGAGCGAGCATGTCACGGTTTTGGATTACAACAGAAACACGAACGCTTTTCCAGCCAAAGTTAAAACCCAATCTTTAGTAAAACAAACTGGATTAAATGACGGCACGATAAATTATACTCTTGACTTCGACTTTGCATTTGACCTAATAAACAACGTAACCTGATGAGAGGCGTATCGGTATATATTGAAGGGCAAAAACTTGACTTGTTTGATGACGAGCAAATCAGCATAAAAAGCACGCAACAAAATATCCAAGATATAAGCAAAGTTTTTACGGACTTCTCGCAGTCTTTTCATATTCCAGCCTCAGTAAACAACAATGCAATCTTTAATCATTTTTATCAAAACGATTTAACGCAGACCATAGACCAAAACATTAGGAGAGCTGCATTCATTGAGATTGATTTGACTACGTTCAGAGAAGGTCAAATATCCTTAGAGAAAAGCGAAGTAAAAGACAACAAAGCTCACAGCTATCAAGTAACATTTTACGGAAACCTTACAAGCCTAAAAGATAAGTTCGGAAGCGATAAGCTTGTAGACTTGAATTACCTAAATAGCTTAAAGCATGACTTTACGCCTACGGAAGTAAAGAATAGAATCACGGACGGCTCAACAGACTACAAAATACGATACCCATTAATATTTGATAGGAACGTAACATACAATGACGGAACAAGTACAGACCTAAATTCAAACAATGGAGCGGTAAGATTCAACGAATTATTCCCAGCGATTAAGTTAATACAGATGCTTGCGGCAATCACAAGCAAGTATGGCGTGGCTTTTCAAGGTTCGTTTTTATCCACAAAGCGATTTACTAATGCTTTTCTATTGTGCCAAAACGCGGAAAGTTTTAGTTTTATAACAGCGCCTGAGTTAGCAAATATAAACAGCCTTGCAACATCAAATGCAAACAACAATACAACCTTAACGGCGGCTGACTTTTTTAATGTGACTACCGAGACTTTGACTTTAACTCAGTTTACCGCAAGCCAAAACTTTCCAAATGTAAGCCCAAGCGGAGGAGTTTATCATGCTGTTGAGCATACGGTTGCTTTAAATGTAACAAGCGTAAGTTCAAGTTCTGTATTCTACTATATTGACATATTTGTAGATGGTCAGCATTTTCAAACAAATGGCGCAAGCGGTACAGGTCTTTTACCAGCCGCTATAGTTGTAAATAATAATCATTTAGTCACACCAAGAGAATATCAATTTTTTGTCAGGGCGCAATCAGGTATAGACTTAGAATTACAAATACAATACACGCAAAGCGCAAATTATTTTGAGGATGTTGGTTTGCCAAGCGACCAATCATTGTCAAACACTTTTCTTGGCTTTGCTTCATTCTCAATAACGGCAGAAATCAGCGTGCTAAATTACTTGCCTGATATGACGGTGGAATCGTTTTTCAGCGGATTGCTTAAAATGTTCAATCTAACTTGCTATCCTTTGGCCATAGATACATATCAAATTGAACCGATTGACGATTGGTATGCAAAGGGTGCGGTGGTAAATATAACAGAATTTACCGACATAAAAAGCACGCAGATTGATAGGGTAAAGCTGTACAAAAATATAGAGTTTAAATATCAACAAAGCGAGAGCGCCACAAACACGATATTTAGAGATTTGACCAATAGAAACTTTGGAGATACTGACGAGCAATTTGAATACGATGGAGGGGAGTTTAAGATTGAGCTGCCTTTCGAGAATATGATGATGCAAAAGTTTACAGGCACGAATCTGCAAATAGGCGAAACCATAAAATCAGACGGAACTAAGTATGCCCCAAAGCCAATGATTTTGTATATGTATGACGAGCTTGCTGCTGACTTTAAATTCAATGAGGGCGGAAGTACAATCACCTCGCAAACTAATTACATGCCATTCGGTCAAGACGTAATAGATGGGAATCTAAATTATACTTTAAACTTTCATCCAGAAATAAGTACAATGACCTTACAAACAGAGCAAAGAACTTTGTTTGCGGAATACTATGCTGGCTATTTATTTAATCTCTACAATCTAAAGAATAGAGAAACCAAGGTAAAGACGAATCTACCTATAAGCCTATTGACCAATCTTGAACTAAATGACCGTCTTATCATTAGAGATAAACGTTACTTTATCAATGATATGAACTGCAACCTCACAACAGGAGAGGTAGATTTCACTCTGTTAAATGATTTTAGAGACGTGTTGGTGGACAATCAAAACAAGCCTATTGACCCAATACAGCCGTCTGATGGCGCTCAATGCGTTGACGTAAGGATATTACTCCCAAACAATGCTGTAAGCGCAGCAATCACGACAACGGTTTCAGGGGTTACAATAACACCAAGCGCATTGACGGCAGATGGTTCTGTTAGCGTATGCATTCCAGCCAATACAGATTTGCTTAAATTGATAATCACGGAGGAAGGGGAAAACATAAACACGGAACAATTCATAAGGCTAAGAACTGAGGAAGGAGAGGTTGCTGTATATCCATTGACGGTCACTTATACTTTTGCAGATGGAAGCACAGCGGCAAATCAATTACTAATCGAACAACAACCATAATGCTAAAGAATATAATTGACTTATTACAGATAGACGATTTTTACGACGGAAACCATGACGTTCAAATAGCAAAAGGCTTATACAATTTAGAGACTGGATTTTGGGCAATATGGAAACAAAAAAAAAGAGAGCAAAATTTAAAAAAAGCTAAAAAATGGCAGAAAAAAGAAGCATAAATATTGACATAAAAACCAATGCCGATGAAACCGCAAAAGACTTTGAAAAAGTTGCGGATAGTGTTAATGATGTAGAAACGCAAGTACAAGACTTGAACGCAGGCGCTGAAGGCGGTGTAAAAGGTTTTAAGAAAATGTCCACGGCAGCCAAAGGTTTAGGTGTTGCCTTAAAAGCAGCAGGTATAGGACTAGTTGTAGCACTTTTTGCCAAGTTTAAAGAAATATTAAACGAAAACCAAAAAGTAGTAGACTTTTTCAATACAACTTTTGAAGCGTTAAGTTTAGCGTTTAACGACTTCTTCAATTTTGTTAGTGACAATTTTGGTGGTATTGTAGATGCGTTTAAAGCTATTTTTGAAGACCCAATACAATCTATAAAGAACTTAGGTAATGCAATAAAAAATAACATAATAGAACGTTTCAATTCTGCAATAGAGTCTATAGGTTTCTTAGGCGATGCAATCGTAAAAGTATTTAGTGGTGACTTTGAAGGCGCAGCCGAAAGCGCAAAAAACGCAGGTAAAGAATTTATAGACACGTTAACAGGTGTAGATGACACTTTTGATAAGACCGTAGAAACCGTAGGCAAAGTAATTGATGCAACCTCGGAGTATGTTACCGAAACCGTAAAAGCCGCAAAAGCAAATGTAGACCTTGCAAAAGCTGCGGAAATTGCAAGAGTCAGACAACAAGGTATAGTAGAAGAATTTGACAGGCAAGCAGAAAAGTTACGGCAAGTTAGAGATGAAGAACGTAACACGATTGAAGAACGTATAGCGGCAAATGACAAGCTAAAAGAAACGCTGGACGAACAAGAAAAGGCTGCGTTAAAATTAGTTGATTTACAAATAGCGGCAGCAGCGGCGCAGTTTAAGAAAAACAAAAACCAAGAGAACGAAATAGCACTAATCGAAGCGCAACAAGAAAGACTTGCGGTATTAGCGCAAATAGAAGGTTTTAGGTCTGAACAATTGGCTAATGACTTAGCGCTTGATAGAGAAAAGATTGAACTGACAAACACAAAACTGGAAAGCGAAGCAAATTTAGGTATAGAAAGAAAGCGTATAAACGCAGAACAAATAGCAGACGATTTAGCAAGACTGCAGCGGCAACAAGAAATAGATGCGGAAGAAAAAGCAATCCAAACCGCAAGACTACAAAGAGTAATAGACGAAGCAAAAGACGGAACACAAGCAAAGATAGATGCGCAAATAGCCTTAGATGAATTTGAAGTAGAAGCAGAACGTAAACGTTTAGAACGCGCGCAAGAGATAGCAGATAAAACGGCAGAAATAAACAAAGAATCAACCGATAAGCAAATAGCAAGCGCAAAAACTTTAGCGGATACTGAAAAAGCAATTCAAGATGCAAGATTAGCAAATGCAGAGGCTGGCATTTCACTATTTAAAACATTAGCTGGCGAAAACAACAAGCTGCAAGCATTAGCAATTGCAGCTGAAAGTGCTGTGTCTATTGCAAAAACAATAATAACAACTCAATCGGCAAATGCGGCAGCAACTGCACAAGGCGCAGCATTAGCTATTCCAACAGCTGGAGCTTCAGTAGCGGCAGCAAGTGCTGCGGTAGTGCAAAACAATATATCGGCTGGTATATCTATTGCGGCTCAAATAGCAGCGGCGGCAAAAGGGATTAGTGCATTAGGAGGGGGCGCATCTGCCCCATCTGGAGGCACTATAAATGGAGGAGGCGGAGGTGGTTCGCAGCCACCTAACTTTAACGTGGTCGGAGATTCTTCTTTGAATCAACTCGCGCAATTACAACAAGAGCCAGTGCAAGCCTTTGTGGTAAGCGGAGAGGTTACAACGGCGCAAGCCTTAGATAGAAACAGAGTACAAAATGCAACATTGTAAATTAATAAATAGAAAAAATGAGAATTGTAGAATTAATCATTGACGAGAAAGACGAAAACAGCGGGATTGAAGCTGTAAGTCTTGTCGAGAAACCAGCGATAGAGGAGAACTTCATCGCCTTAAATAAGCAAGAGGTAATGCTTGCGGAAGTAGATAAGGAAAAGCGGTTGCTTATGGGCGCTGCC